CGTTTTCCGTGCCGTGTCGGAAGCTTGGCAGGCTTCGCGGCCGTGCCCTGGGCGAGCTCGCCGGCCTTTTCGTCGCGAGGGCCCCCAGGGCCCCCAATCGCGGCCGCCGATCGTCCGCCATGCTGGCGATGGACGCCGGCGGAATTTGGATCGAGACCCGTTCCGGGCCGATCGACGTCCAGGCGGGCTCCATTCATGACTGGGCCATCCGGACGGTTGAGGAGAAGGCGCAAAATGACACGTCGCGGCGGGGGCCGGGGGGCGCGGATCTCTCGATCGCGGCCGGAACCGCGGGACGGGCGCACAGTCGCAGGGTTTGGAAGCGGGCCGGGGTGAATTTCTCTCCGGCGGTCGCCCGGCCCCACGAAGCCGGCGGAAACCGGACGCTGGGCCGCCGTAACGAAACTGTCAAGGGGCTCGCGGCGTGAGCGGTTGCACGCACCAGGACTGCGATCGCCAGGCGACGCATGGCCCGATTTTGATGATCCCTGCGAAGGGCTACGCGGCCGAGCCGAAGAACTGCGTCCAGATGTTCCTCGGTGTTGCTTGCTGTGAGCAGCATGCTTGCGATCCAATCACGCTCCCGGACGAGTCGAAGAGCCGCATTAGGACGGCGTTGATCGTCAGCGGGAAGGCGCCGCCCGATTTCGACCGCATGTGGATTGAGGCTCGTCCGCTCTCCGATCCAATGTTTGAGACGTATCGCGAGTTGGTCGCCAAGTCCGAAGGCGGGGGCCGGGCATGAGCGGCGAGCTGCAGCAGTCGATCGCGGACGTGGCGAAAGCACATGCGGCGGACATCGCGCGCGAGGAGCAGATGGATCTGCTCGAGCCTATCACGCCCGAGGAGATGGTCGAAGCGCGCGAGGAGCTCGGCGCCGAGGCTGGGCGGCTCACTCTGCTGCGCCATGCCCGAGAAAAGCGCCGCGGCCGGCCCAAGGGCGCGCGCAACAAGCGAACCGACGACCTGGCGAAGTACCTGCTGCAGTTCGGTGAGGATCCGCTGGTCGGCGCGATGCGCCTGGCGACGACGCAGCCCGAGATCCTGATCGAAGCGTCGAAACAGGAAAAGGTTCACAGCTTCAGCAAGGGCGGCACGCCGCGCGTGGTAATCGAGCGGATGACTTACAGCGAAGCCCAGGCGCTGATCATGCGCGCTCGCGAGCTCGTCGCCCCATACATCCACGGCAAGAAGCCGGTGCAGCTCGTCCACGACTTTAGCGGGCTCAAGGATCTGGTGATCGAGGGCGTCACCCACACGCGCGAAGAGGTCGAGGACATCGTCGATGCCGATTTCATCGCGATCGAGGATCAGCGGGGGACCGAAGAGTGAACAAGTTGCAGCTACTCGTTTCCGGCCTCGAGCTGGCCAAAGAATTCTGCGCTGCGAACCGCCTGCGGAAGCCAGGCGTCGAGCTCTACGATCAAACGAATTGGCGCTTCCCTAGCACGTGCGCTTACTACCGACCGGTCGCGATACACATCGCGCCGCACCGCTGCGCCCATATCGGCCGATCGGGACGTGCGTGGTCGTTTCCCGGTTATGTGATTGACCGGACACCGCATGGCGTCGTCCAGCACGAGCTTGGACACCATGCCGATCACACGCGCTCGGCCGTCAAGGGCGCCTACGGTGGAGATTTCAGCTCGGCCGTGCGCAAGGCGGCCGGCGAGCCAAAGCTCACGAATTACTGTCCGAACGACTGGGAATGGTTCGCGGAGATGTTTCGCCTCTTCGTGACCAATTCCGACCTCCTCCGAGCGGTGCGCCCCCGAACGCATGCTGCGCTGGTTGACGCCGGCTTTCGCCCTGTCGTCGATCGCCCATGGCGTGAGGTGCTGGCCGCCGCGCCCGATCGCACAATCGAAATGGCGGCGAGGAAGGCCGCTTGACCCAGCTCCGCCGCCTTCGTTCGCCTGGACCGATCGCGGATGCGTTCCTGCACTCGCGGGCGTTCATCTCGGCCGCGATCGGACCGGTGGGCTCGGGCAAGTCGATGACTGCGGCGCAAAAGCTGCTCCGCGTCGGCGCGCTACAGGGCGGCCGGAAAGACGCGCACGGCATCATCCGCCGCAAAGCGCGCTGCGGTGCGGTCCGCGAAAGCTACCCGAACATCGAAGCGAACATGTTGAAGACCTGGTTCAACATCGTCCCCGAAGAAGAGGGCAAGTTCAACTGGCGCGCGCCTTACGTCCACAAGTTCAGCAAGGTGCTGCGCCGCGACAGCGAGCATCGCCCGATCGATATTCTCGACATGGAAGTCGAATTCCGCGCGATCGGTGACAAGAGCGTCGAAGAAATCACCCGCGGCTGGGAAATCAACGCCTGCTGGATCGACGAATTCGACTTGCAGCCGCCCGAGCTAATCAGCTTCCTCTCAGGCCGCGTCGGCCGTTTTAGCGACCTTGATCCTACGCTCGTCGTCGATCCGCAAATGATCCTCACGCTCAATATGCCGTACATGGACAACCATGCTTACCGGCTGCTCCTCGAGCAGGAGCTCGGCGAGTTCGATCCGGAGACGAACCCCGAGATGGCGTCGGCGCTGCAGGGCCGGCCTTTGCTCGAGACATTCGTGCAGCCCGGCGGCCGGGACCCCAAAGCGGAGAACATCCACAACCTGCCCGGCGCGACGCCCGAAAACCCGGAGGGTGGCCGAGGCTATTACGTGCTGCAGGTCGCCGCCAACAAGCATCGCCCGGGCTACGTCGACCGGATGATCGACAACAAGCCGGTGCCGATGCAGTTCGGGCAGCCGGTCAACCCGGGCTTCAGCTATTCGGAGCACGTCCGCAAGCTCGAGTTCGATCCGCGCTTCCGGCTTATCGTGCCGATGGACCAGGGGCTCTACGCCGCGGCCGTCGCGCTGCAGCGCCTGGCGATGGGCCAGCTCCGCACCCTGCGCGAATGCGTGTTCATGCGCGAGGATGGCAAAGCGCTCGAGAAGATCGGGCCAACTGCGTTCGGCAAGGCGCTGAAGGCGATGCTGGCGCAGAATTTCCCGGACCTGGGCGCGCACGCCGTTCGGTTCGTTGCCGATCCGGCGGCCTTCGCGGCCGGCGATCGCCTCGACAATGAGATGGACTGGATCCGCGCCGTCGAGAAGGTGCTGGGGGCGAAGATCCACCGCGCGAAGAGCAACTCGCCGCAGCTGCGCAACGAAGCAATCTGGCAGGCCCAGGACAAGCGTGACGGCTATGCGATCGATCCCAGCTGTAAGCACCTGATCCGCGCGCACCTGGGCGGCTATCACTACCGCAAGGCCGAGATGGCGGCGAGCGCGACGGGCGTCGAGCATCGCGGCCACCTCGAGATCGCCGACACGATCTACACGCACGTCGCCGACGCCGAGCAATATGGCGCGCTCGAGGGCCAGCATGTCGTCGCGGAGCTCCGCGGCCGCAACCCGAGCCAGCGGCGGACGATCGTCAACGACAGCAATTACGACATTCTGGGAGGTGTCAGATGAAGCTTTTCAGCCCGAGCGGTGCTTTGGCGCGTCGATCGCTGCACAAGCTGTTCAAGCCGTCTGCCGGCGGCGGTGGATCGCTGCCGACGCCGATCCGCGATGGCGCCGCCCCGGGCGATCCGGAGCGGCTGCGACAGTTGTCGCGTCGCCAAGGCGGTGCGGCCGACATCGTGACCGGTTCCTACGGCGCCGCGGGTGCCAGCGGCAAAAGCACACTTGGCAACTAGCAGGAGCTCGCCACCATGAACCCCTTTTCCTTAATCGGCGGCCTGATCGGCGGTCCGATCCTCAAGTCCATCTTCGGCAAGAAGAAGCCGAAGCAGCAGGAGACCATTCCCGCTCCGCTGCCGACGGCCACGCGCGACGACGCGCAGAGCGAAGCGGAGAAGCGCCTCGAACTCGCCCGCCGGCGCGGCGGCGCGGCCGACATCGTGACCGGCGCTTACGGCGCTGAAGCGCCCGCCGGCGGGAAGACAGTACTCGGTTCCTAAAACCCTCATTTGAACGGGAGAAAATGAACATGGCTGAAGTCACCAAAGCCGAGCTGCAGCAGCAGCTCACCGACATGACGAACCGGGCGGCTGCCGCCGAAACCCGGGTCGAGCAACTGACCGCGGATCTCGGTCGGGCAATCGAGCGCGCAGACCAGGAAGCGAAAGCGCGCCAGGAAGCGGCAGCCGAGCTTGAGAAAGCCGACACCGAAATCGGCGAACTTCGCAAGAGCCTCAAGGCCTACAAGGGATCCGCGACGAAGGCGCGGGGCGAGGTGACCGTGCTGCGCAAGCAAATCTCCCCACAGGCGCGGCCGATCGGCGCAATGAAGCCGGCGAAGAGCGACGAGGAGGCCGCGGCGCGCAGCGCGACGCTGGCGGCCGCTTTCGCCCAGGACACGCTCGAACTGGTCTTCTCTGATGGCAAGCGCGAGATCCGCGAGCTCGCGCCGCTGACCATCTCCGGCGACGCCTGGCGCATCATGCCGAGCCAGGGCCCCGACGATCTCGGCCGCGTGCTCAACCACGAGCCGATCCTCGAGCCTGGCGACTGCCAGCGCGAGCAGTTCGATCTGAAGGGCTTCGCGCTGATCAACGAAGCCGGCCAACAGGTCGCCTACCGCGCCCTGCCGGATGCAATCCGCATCCGCCGCAACGAGCGGTTCCAGCTGCCGCACAACACCATCCGCTTCTAACCGACGCGACGGGGGAGGTCCTTTTCATGGCCGACAACATCCAGAACGAAGAGCTGGTCAAAGAGGACCTCCGCCGCCAGGAGCGGCTGGAAACGGAGCGCGCGCCTTATGAGAGCACGTTCCGCGACGCCGAGGCGCTTTGCGACCCGATGTCCGCCGGCGGCTTCAACAGCGGCGCGGGGCGCCACGGGCCAGAGCGCAACTATAATTTCGACAGCACGGCGATGGATGGGCTCGACCGCTTCGACGCCGCGCTGGGCGCGGTCACCATGCCGAAGACCGAGCTCTGGCTCGGCCTCACCGTGTACGACAAGGAATTGGCGCGCTCGCCTGCCGTTCAGCGTTGGCTCGAGCATGCCGCCGATCGCTGCTGGGACTGCATCTACGCACCGCATGCGAATTTCGGCGTCGCCACCAGTGAGGATCGCCGTGCGCTTGGCTGTTACGGCACCGGGCCACTGTGGGTCGACGAAGCCAAGGGTCGCGGGCTGTTCTTCCGCGGCCTGCACATGAGCGAAACCTATATCGACATCGATTTTCGCGGCCGCGTCGACACAGTTCATCGGCCGTTCGAACTCACAGCGCGCCAGGCGGCGCAGATGTTCGGCCGCGAAAACCTCAGCCCGAAGATGCAGGACGCCGAGAAAAATCCGGCGAAGTGCGACAGCGACAAGTTCCAGGTCCTGCACGTCGTTCGGCCGAACGACGGCTATCAGCCAGACATGCTCGACGCTCGGGGCAAGCCGATCGCGAGCCGCTACATCGCCAAGGACGAAAAATTCATCCTGCGCCAGGGCGGGTTTCACACCATGCCGGTTCCGGTGTCGCGCAACTCGACCGCGCCCGGGCAGAAATACGGCAGCTCGCCGATGTTCAAGGTCATGGGCACTGCGCAGGGCCTCAACGAAATGGCGAAGACGATCCTGCGCGCCGGGCACAAGGCCGTGGATCCGCCGATCCTGTTCTTCGACGACGGGGACATCACCAAGCTGGTGACCAAGCCCGGCGGCCTCAACCCGGGCCTGGTCAACGAGGATGGCAGGCTGCTCGCGCAGCCGCTGCCGAGCGGCGGCCAGCATGGCATTGCGCGCGACATGCAGGAGGGTGAGCGCCAGGTCGTCAAAACCGCCTTCCTCGAGGATTTCTTCCGGATCCTTACCGATCCCGGCGATCGCTGGACCGCGACGCAGATCCTCGAGATGGTCGCAAAGCAGGGCGTGCTGATCGGACCATTCGCCGACCGGTATGAGACGGAGAAGGTCGGCGTGCTGGTCGAGCGGGTGCTCGACATCTTGATGCGCGCCGGCCAGATCGCGCCGATGCCGCCGGAGATGGTCGAGGCCGGCGCCTATCCCCTGGTCTATATGAAAAACCCGCTGGCGCGCATGGCCCGCGCGGGCGAGGCCGCAGGCTTCACCCGTCTGGTCGAAATCGGCGTGCAGATCGCCTCGGCCGGGCATCCTGAGGCGCTCGATCGCGTCGATTTCGACAAGGGCATGCTGGGCGTCGCGGAAGTGCTGGGCGTGCGGCCGAGCTGGATGTTGAGCGACGACGAGCTCGCCGCGCTTCGCCAGCAGCGCGAAGCCGACAAGCAGGCCGCCCAGGCGGCGGACGTCGTGCCCGCCGCCGCTGGCGCCGCGCTCGATCTCGCGCGCGCCAACCAGGTCGCGTCCCAGCTCGGCGCCGGCGGGGGTCTCGGGTGAGCGAAGACCCGTTCATTGCCCGCGCGCGCCAGGTTGCGCTCAATGCCCTGCGCAAAATGGCGATCCTTCGCGCCCGTTCCTACCGGCGCGTGTTCACTCGCGAGGGTGCGATCGATCGCGACTGCGAGATCGTGCTCGCAGATCTGCGCGACTTCTGTTGCGGCAACGCGACGACATTCTCAGCCGATCCCTATGTGTCCGCGCGGCGGCAGGGGCGGCGGGAAGCATGGCTGCGGATAATGCAGCACCTCAACCTGGACGAGGAGCGTGTCCAGAAGCTCGTGGAGCTCGACGATGGTTTATGATGGCGATGATGGCGATGGTGGCGGGGATGGCGGAAGCGGCGGCGACAGCGGCCTCGACGGAGCGGCGGCGGCATTGGCCGGCGGCGATGGTGGGGGAGCAGGCGGTGGCGATGGAGGCAGCGGAGACGGTGGCGGCGGCAGCGGCGGCGATGGGGGTGCCGGCGAGGCCGCCTGGCTCGAGCATTTCTCTGCCGAGGGCGGGGATGCGGAAAATCCGTCGAACCGCGACTGGCTGAAGGCGAAGGGCTTCAAGACGCTCGACGATTTGGCGAAGAGCTACCGCGAGGCGGAACATACGATCCGCAACGGCGGCAAGCTGACGATCCCCGGCGCCGACGCGAAGCCCGAGGAGATCGCCGCGTTTCGAAAGGCGATCGGCGTTCCGGACAAGGTCGACGACTATGCGTTCGAGATGCCCGAGGGTGTGACCGAGGAGCTGCTCGACATGCCGCTGCTCGGCTCGATCAAGGAGAAAGCGTTCGAGGCCGGGGTGCCGGCGGCCGGCTTCAAGTCGTTGGTCGAAGGCGTGATCCAGCAGCAGCTCGACGCGATCGAGGCGTCGCGCACCGCGGAGAACGGCAGTCGCGACGAGCTGTTCAAGGAATGGGGAGGGCAGAAGGACGCGAAGATGGCCGACGTCCAGAATGCAATGCGCGCGCTCGACCTTAAACCGCTCGACGTCGCGGCGATCCAGCGGGGCTTTGCCATGCAATATGGCGAACCCGGATCGAAGCGGACGCTCGAGCTGCTGCAGCGGCTCGGCGCCGGGCTGGCCGAGGACACGCTGCTCGGCGGCGACGGGCCCAAGCGCTTCGGCATCACCGGCGAAGCGGCCCAGGCGGAGATCGACAAGCTGATCGTCGACACCGAATTCGGCAAGAAGCTCACCGCCAAGGATCCGGAGGCCGTGGCTCGTTGGGATCGGCTCAACGCTGCGGTGGCGGCCGATCGCGAGCGGAAGGAGCGTCAGGCCGCGGCTGCATAGGTTGGCCGGGCCCAACCACGCCAACCGTGGCCCGGCGGGTTGACCAACGTCTGTTGTGGCATTAGCGCCCGCCGCGCGCTAAATTTTCGGGAGGGTCTTGACGGCCCTCCCTTTTTTTGTGAGCCGCGTGTGTATCGCCTCTTCGGGGGAGCTCATCCGAGCTCGGGGAGGAGCAGCGCCGCCCAAGCCTGGAATGGCCGCGGACCTGGTGTGGATGCACCCGCCGATCGCGGGCGGTAAACGATAGAGGCGGCCGGACCATTTGGTCCCCAAGCCCTTCGCAATCTGGCTTCAACCATTTTGACGGAGGGCAGCAATGTCCAACCAGGTCCCGACGACTTTCGTCACCCAGTTCCAGAACAACATGCGCCTCGCGCTCAACCAGAAGCAGGCGAAGCTCTTTCCGATGGTGCCCGCGCGCGACGCCGCCAACGGCACCGGCGGCGGCAACCTCGTCGAGCTCGACGACATCGTCGGACACGTCCAGAGCCGCAAGGGAAGCGGCGACGGACGTCACGGCGACGTCCAGTACGCCAACACGGCCCACACCCGAGTGTGGATCGCCAAGCCCGACTTCGATTATTACGCGGACCTCGTCGACACCAACGACCAGGTGCAGGCGAAAATCCAGATCGCCAGCGGCTACATGCAGACGGCGGTCGCAACGATCCAGCGCGCCAAGGACGATGCCGTCCTCGGCGGCTTCTTCGGCAACATGATCACCGGCGCCACCGGTCAGACGCTGGTCCCGTTCCCGGCGGGCAACGTGATCGCCAATGACGTCGGCGGCGTCGCAGGCACGCCGACGGGGCTCAACGTCGCCAAGGTCCGCGCCGCCGCGAAGCTGCTCGGCCAGCAGTTCAACGACAGCGACGAAGAAGCCTTCATGGTCGTCACGGCCGACGACAAGGACCAGCTGCTGCAGGAAGCGCTGTTCATCAACATCGACTTCGGCGCCACCGGCAACGAGCTGCAGGGCGGCCAGCTGCGCAAGCTGATGGGCTTTCAGTTCATCGAGCTGGAGAGCGAAAACCCGCTCTACTGGAACGCGGGCCTGCTCGACGCCGGCGGCGGTGTTCGCAAGACGCCGTTCTGGAAGAAGTCGGGCCTCGCCAGCTATGCCTGGTGGGACGCGAAGACCTCGATCGACGTGCTGCCGACCAAGCATTTCACGCGGCAGGTCTATGCGTCGATCTGCGTCGGCGTCACCCGCACCGACAGCGGCAAGGTCGGCTACATCCTCGACAAGCGCAACTAGGAATAACCCCCACGGCTGCATTGCCTGGGGCAGTGCAGCCGCGGGGCCCCAAGGAGGCCTCACATGGCAAACCAGAGTTCCATCGAATATGCGGCCTACAACGGCACTTCGCCGCAGATCCAGCCCGACGGCATGCTGCAGTCGGGCAAGATCCGCTGCCTGCAGGCGACGTTCAACCTGGCGAGTGCCGCCCAGGCGAACGGCGACGTCCTGACCCTCGGCCAGATCCCGGCGGGCGCCCGGATCAAGTCGATCAAGATGACGTCGAGCGTTTCACTGGCGACGTCGACGGTGGCGATCGGCATCGCCGGCACAACGGCCAAGTACCGGGCCGCCGGCACCTTCACCACGGTGGACGTGCCGACAATCGTCGGGCCCGGCGCGGTCGCAAAGGGTGCGGCAGCGAACAGCGTCGCGGAGACGCTGATCGCGACCGTCGCCGTCGCAGCTTTGCCGGCGGCCGGCACGCTGGTCTTCGACATCGAATACGTCACGAGCAACTGATCGTGACGGGGGAGGCGGCCGGCGGCGGGTCCACGAGCCCTGCCGTCGGCCGCTTCCGAATTTAGCAGGAGCTAGGGAATGGCGACCTTCAAACTCACCCTAAAGCGCGGGCAGCGGGCTCCGGACGTCGTCCGCTCGAACGGCTCGGCGATCGCCGGTTCGGACGCCGTCGAGCTCAACGTCGACGTCACCAACATGAGCAAGCTCGATCTCGTCATGTTGATGAGGCAGCTCGCGCTGCAGATCCAGACCAAGGGCTTCCCGCAGTGATGAGCCCCAAAAAGTACTTGGGGACCCCGAGTTAGAAAGGGCCCGGCGTGGCGGACTATGTGACCGTCGCCAATCTGGCCCTGTCCAAGCTCGGCGAGGACGACCAGCTCCGCGACCCCAACCAGGACAGCCACGCCGCCCGATCGGTCGCGGCGGTGTGGGACCCGATCCGCCGCGCCGTCCTGCGCAAGGGCAACTTCAATTTCGCGATGACGCGCGCGCAGCTCGCCGCCCAGGCGAGCTCGAGCCTCGGTTACCTGGACCCCTATCCGTTTGCCAACCGCTTCCCGGTTCCGGAGGACCTGGTCCGCTTGACCGAAGTGCTCGACCCGGTCGACATTCGCGAAAGCTACAAATTCGAGCGCCGCGCGATCCTCGCCGATACGGATGGGCCGGTGTTCATCCGCTACGTCGCCGACATCGTGAACGTCGGCGACTGGGACGATCTCTTCGTCCAGGCTTTCGCCGCTCGCCTCGCGTTCCAGATCGCCGATCGCATCACTGGCGATCGCGGCCGCAAGTCCGACTGCTGGGCCGAATATCGCGCGACGATCGCCGATGCCGGCGGCGTCGACGCCAAGGAAGATCCGCCCGAAGAGGCTTACGACAGTAGCTGGGTGACCGCGCGCTTTGCCGGCGGTTCGCCGGGCATTCCCAACGTGGACTTTTAAATGGCGCGCCCGTCCACTCCAACCGGGGCCCGCTGGGCGTGAGCCAGGTCACCCCGATCATGACCAGCTTCAACGGCGGCGAGCTCGGCCCAAGGATGCTCGGCCGCGTCGACCAGGCGATCTACCAGATCTCGGCGGCCGAGATGTTGAACTTTGTCCCGACGGTCGAAGGGCCGGCGGTGAAGCGCGCCGGCTTCCGGCATATTCGCGCGTCGGATCTCACGGCGACATGGCTGTCCACGTTCATATACAGCGTGACCCAGGCCTACGTGCTCGAGTGGGGCAACCTGAAGCTGCGCTTCTATACAAACGGCGGCCGGATCGAGAGCTCGCCGACCGTCGCTTATGAGGTGACGACGCCGTACACGGCGGCGGAAGCGCCCTTCGTCTCGCAGCAGCAGAGCTATGACCGGCTGTATATGGCGCACTCCGCGCACCCGCCGGCGGCATTGACGCGGACCGGCGGCGCGACCTTCAGCTATGGCGCGCTGACGCTCAAAAGCGGCCCGTTCGCCGACCAGAATGTGACGGAAAGCATCACCGTCACGGCCGCCGGCACCTTCACCGTCGGCGGGACGGTCACCCTTACCGCCACCTCGGCGATCTTCCTCTCCGGCCATATCGGCGCCGCCTTCCTGCTCGAGGCGCAGGATTTCTCAACCATCAAGGCCTGGGAAGCCGGGATGAGCGGGATCGTCATCAACGACATCCGGCGTTCCGACGGCAAGGCCTACACCGCGCTGACGGCGGGCCGCACCGGGAGCGTGCAGCCGACGCATACCCGCGGCAGCGAATGGGACGGTTCGACCGGCAACGACGTCAACACCAACGGCCCCTACGGCGTCCAATGGGCCTATCGCCACGACAAGTTCGGAATGGTGACCATTACCGCGATCGGCGGCGGCGGGACCACAGCGACGGCCACCGTCACCCGCCGCCTGCCCGACAGCCTGTCGTCGGTCGGCACCTTCCGCTGGTCTCATTCGGCAATCTCGGCCGCCGCAGGCTGGCCCAAGGTCGTGTTGCTTGCCTTCGGCAGGCTGATCTTCTTCACCGATTTTGAGATCATCTGCTCCGTCGTCGGCGACTATGCCGGCGGCTCGGTCAATTTCGCGCCGTTCACCGACAGCGGGCTGCTGACGCCCGACATGGCCTTCCGCCGCCGCCTCGCGATCTCCAATCCGGTGCTGTGGGCCAAGGTCGACCGCGACGTGATCCTCGTCGGCACGTCGGACGGCGTGCATGCGATCCGCAAGATCAATAGCGGCGAGATCTTCTCGAGCGACAATATCGAGATCGTCCAGCAGCCGTCACGCGGTTGCGAGCCGGTCTGGCCGGTGCAGATCGATGCGTCGACGATCTTCGTCCAGCGCGGCGGAAAGAAGCTGCGCGAGGGCAGCTACAGCCTCGACAGCGACCGCTACGTCGCACCGAACATGAATGTCTGGCAGCGCCACATTCTGAAGGACGGCGCAAAGCAGCTGGCATTCCAGGACGAGCCCGAGGAGCTGCTGATCGCGGTTCGGGGCGACGGCCTGCTAGCTGTGCATCCGCACGTTCCGGAGCAGGAAGTGCGGGGCTTCGCGCGCCTGCAGCACGCCGGCGGCGTGATCCGGTCGGCCTGCGTGATCCCCGGCAGCAGCGGCGACGGCGCCGAGTTATGGGCGCTGGTCGAACGTGACGACGACGCATACAGGAGCGTCGAGCAGCAGGCGCCCGCCTGGGTCGAAGAAGAGACGGCGCTCGACGATGCCTTCTTCGTCGATAGCGGCGCGACCTATAGCGGAGCTCCGACGACGACGATCAGCGGCGCGACGCACCTTGCCGGGCGCCAGGTCGCGGTACTCGCCGACGGCGCAGTCATTCCGGGCCGCAGCATCGACGCGCTCGGCAATCTGACACCGGCGCTGGCGCTTCCCGCGTCCACGGTCCAGCTCGGCCTGCAGTACGCAGCGCGCATCAAGTCGCTGCGGATGGAGGTTCGGGACAACAACGGGAACACCGTCCAGGGCAAGCGCAAGCGGATCGTGTCGATAATCCTTCGCGTGCTTGAAACTGTCGGGGTGAAGGTCGATCCGGGCAGCGGCAAGGCCGACGAGCTGATCGACCGTCCCTTGAGCGCGCCGATGGATCAGCCGGTCCCGCCCTACACCGGGGACACGACGTCGAAGTCGCTCTCGGGCAATTGGGACCGCGACGCCCAGATCATCATCCTTTCCGACGATCCGCTGCCCTGCTGCGTCGTCGCCGGCATGCCACGCCTGGAGGCGAGCGACAGATGAACGTCACCATTCGCCCCTTTGTCGCCGGCGACGTCGTCCAGCTCGATCTGCAGCCCTCGCAGCACGTCGCGCTCGGCGTGTGGAAGGCGGTCCACGATCTCGAGGACGGCCGCGAGCTCGAGGGAGCT